GAAATTACTTCCGGCCTGTTTTTTCCTGCTTTTTCAAGGTTCAGCAACGCTTCAACAGCTTTCTGATCCGTTTCGGCTTCAATAGCTTCAATGGTTACATTGTCCTTTGGGCTTTGAGCAGCCTCAGCAATTGCCTCAAGTCTTTTGTTGCCAGCATCTATTACCGTTTTTCTGTTTTTACCAGCAGATTCAGCATCTAGTATTGCTACAACAGCATCATGAGTTTCAGCGGCTTCAATAGCAGCAATCACATCAGCAGCTTTAGCCAGGTCATTGGTTGCCTTGCCTTCGCCTTTTTCTTCGCCTTCGCCTCCGCCTGCCAGCGGCACTTCAGCCACTTTATCCGCATTGCGTTCAACGCTCATCAGAGCCAGTCCCTTGTCGGTAAAAAACTCACCTTTTTCGTTCAGGAAAAGCTTTTTGAAACCGTGCTTTTTGGCAAGTTCGCGGCCTTCCTGTAACTTATCTTTCGTGATTTCCATGTCGTACTTTTTTGATTAAGATTTATGAATGGGCTGGCACAATTGCTCATGCCAGCCGCTTAGCTCTTAGGAAACCTATGCAGGTTTACCAGATACAATTGCGCCAATTTCGCGAGCCTGGGCAGGCATCACAATGTTGTAGTTTTTGAAGTTGATCAGGTTCCGTTGATTCAACGGATCTGTTTTAGCTTCAGAGAAGAACATTTTAGCCGGTACGGATGCTTTACGGGCCAGCATCTTGTTGAACACAACAGAAGCCTGACGGTGATCGGAAGTTACAACACCACCGAAGCTGAGTTTAGCCTTCGTTGTTACGTTGTAATAAGGGTTATTGGCATATTCGCGAATCTCGAAACCAAGCTGGTTGGTAATAATACCATCTTTGAAGTTTGCATACGACTGTTTAAAGGCTGTATCTGCCAACAATAAATCGTTGACATGAGCATTACACAATACAAGGCGCAAATCTTCAAGTGAGAAACCGGCAGTTGTCCAAGCCTCACGCAAAGCAACAATATCATCCCATTTCAAACGCAGGCGTGTACCGTCAGCGGTTGCTGCACCTGTGGTAAGTAATACCGGAGTATTCACAGTATTGCCTGCCGGAGCCAATGAGTGGATTGCCTTTTTCAGCATGTTCTTAACCAATGCATTTTTGTGGCTGTCTTTTACAGTCGCCATCTTGTCGTAAGCCAATGCAAACAACTCATCATCGGTAATCGGAGTAGCTTTGGTCTGATATTTATCCAGGGTAATGGCATAAGGTGTGCCGTTTAATTCCTGAATTTCGATAGGATAAGTGGTATTATTAATCAACACGTCTGGCTCAACATCCCAATAAACACTATTAATGGAATACACTTCGCCGTCGCCGGTTACATACTGGCTTTTATCCGGTATTCCGTCCAGAAATGTATCTTTCAACGCTGCATCAGTCGATTTGGTAACCTCTTTTTCCCATACCTCGCGGTACACGGTAGCCATAGCAATACCGCCAATCTGAGGTAAATGCACAAACGATAAGGCAAATAACCCGCCCGAAGCTGGCAACGCCAATGCTGGCAACTCAACGGCGTATGCAAAACCGCTGCCCATCATCAGGGCTATAATTGCCGAAAATAACACACTCATTACAAATTTCGCTTTCATTTTACTTCAACTTTAAACTTTTATTTAAACTTTAAACTATTCAAAATCAATACTATTTTACAAGTCCCCTTTAGGGGATTTAGGGGCTACTCAATAACCGGATCAGTTCCGTACTCTTTTTTGTACAGTGCTTTAAACTGGTCTGGATTAGTTTTTGGCATCTCTTCAAGCTCCTTTTTAGCATTGTTCTGATACCAATTCCAGTCTTTTGTCTGGTCATCTGCACCTGTGCCTGAACCTTTGCCTCCGGTGATCACGTTTGTAATTGGCGATTTGGTTCCCAATCCGGACAATACGGTGTTCAATACTTCAATACCACTGGCTTCGCCAATGCCTTCATAAGTCGGGCGGGTTTCAGCGGTAATTTTACCGGCAGTTTGTGCCGTATCCAGGGCAGCTTTAATGGCGGCAGTCTTTTTGGTTTTCGCTTCAGTTTCCAAAGCGGTTAACCTGTCGCTGTTTTCTTTAAACTTTGCCTGTAAAGCAGCAAGTACAGCAGTGTCCGAACTTTCTTCGGTAACACCAACCAGCCCAAAGGCTGCAATCAATTCTTTTTTCATTGTATCACTATTTTTAGGTAAAAAATGTTCTTTGGCACTGGCTACAAACTGGTTGTAAATAGCCTCTTCGCCCATGTTTTCAATGGTTTTCTTATCAAGAGCGGCAATGCTGGCAACCGATTCTATTTTTTTACCTGCAAGCCGGTATTCAATCATTTCATCGGCACTCAACCAATGATCCTGACCATCAAAAAACAATGCCTTTATTTCATCGGCGGTTTTGCCTGTGCGTTGCGCGAGTGTCTTAAGGAAGTTTCCTTCAATTTTCAGTAGTATAGTTGCCTCAGCCAGGTGAGCCGAAGCATCGCCACCCATTCCACTGGTTGGGCGGTGTATCATTCCGAATCCGTTGGCAGCAATCGAAATGTTTTCAACAGGCACATAAGGTAAGATCATGCAGGCCATCGAAGCGGCAATGCCGTCGATGATAATGTTTATTTTCATGGTCGACCGTGCAAAAGCACCGCCAATTACATCGCCTTCCATCACGGTACCGCCGTATGAGTGAAGCCTGAATGTTGCTTCTGTTACACCATCGGCCTCCAGTTGATCCAGTATCGAAGTGAAATTCTGACCGTCGATAAACCAACCGCCAATCGATCCGTACATCTTAACCTCAGCCTGCGTTTTACTCAACCTCTTAATAAGTGCCATAATCCGTGCAATTCGTTTTAATTCGTGAAAATTGAACTTTTAAAATGCCGCCCTATCCTCACATTGGAAGCCTGGCAGTATAGGTTTTCGGGCGGCATCTTTCCCCTTTCTCTCACCAAAGTTTGTAGCGGGAGCCAGACTCGAACTAGCGACCTCGGGGGTATGAGCCCCGCGAGCTACCAACTGCTCTATCCCGCAATTTTCGGCTAATTTATAGGAGCTTTAAACATGCTGTACTACCTGTATTGTATGCACTTTATAGTACTATCAATGAATTTTATTGAATAATAAAACCCATTTATTTACAATAATTAAGTCGCGCATACTGCTGCTAATTTTGGATTTAAAAACTGTTCAAAATGGCTAAGAAAATGAAGGTCAAACAGCAGGTGAAGCGGGCATCTCCAGCCGAAATAAGTCACGCAGAAACCTTGTTTTGTGAAAAGAAATGGACTCCGGAGGCAATTGCTGAAGCTTTGAATCGCGACATCAAAACGATTTACGCCTGGCGCGATAAGTACCTATGGGAAGAAACCCGCGATTTATTTGATACTGGCCCAACAGAACTAAAGAAAATCCTGCTTAAAGAAGCCGTTCGTATAGCCAAAGGAGATGTCAGGAAAGACGAAAACGGCAACGAGCAGAAGGCCATTGATGCCGATTCACTAAGCAAAGTTATGAAGGCATACGATTACATGAGCCAGAAGGCAAGCCCGTCGGTTTGTCGTGATATACTTATGGAGTTTGATAACTGGCTCAGTACTAAAGATGCCAAACTAGCAGCCGATATGACCATGTATCACAAGATGTTTTTAATCTACAAAATTCAGTTGGAAAGTGGCAATTAACTACGATAAGATACTACGTGAATACGAACTGCACTGTGAGCGCATACATAAAGCTGCTTACGTTGATATTGGTGAATCAGCCGATGAGAAATTCAAAAGAATCAAGAGGCTGGAAAAGACTTATATCAAATGGTTCGAATACTATTTTCCTGAATACGCTACCTGTGAAAGTGCACCTTTTCACGAAAAAATATCCGACACTATCATTTTCAATCCGATTGTAAAGGTGTTAAATGATGCCTTCCGTGGATCAGCAAAATCAGTTCATACGATGCTCGGAATTCCTTTATTCCTGGCATTGGCAAAGAAAGAAATTTGGTTCATGTTGCTTATTGGTGAGAATGAAGATAAAGCCATAAGGTTGCTGTCGGATATTCAGGCAAACCTCAAGTACAACAACCGGCTTATTAACGATTACGGCAACCAGTTTAAACATGGCGATTGGGCTGAAGGTAATTTCACCACTAAAGACGGGGTTCATTTTCGCGCGTTAGGTTTTGGTCAGGACCCGCGAGGTCTTCGCAACGGTGAACACCGTCCAGACTACATTGGTTGCGATGATATTGATACCCTCAAACGATGTAATAATGACAGGCTGATCCGTGAGGCTGTTGATTACATTACCGGTACGCTTTGGGGCTGCTTCGATAAAGGTCATGAACGCTTTGTTTTCAATAACAACCTGATCCATAAAAATTCAATCATGGCTAAACTGATTGAATTGTCGGTTATTGCTAACAAAGAAGCCAAAGCTTCAGGATTGCAAAAACAATTCTATCACTTTAAGATAAAAGCAATTCTGGATGACAACTTTACGCCATCATGGCCAGCCAAATATACATCACAGTACTGGCGCGAAAAACGGGCATCAACACCATATCGCTCCTGGATGCGCGAATACATGTGCACACCTTTGGTTGACGGAACCATATTCAATCCGGAGTGGATTCAGCACAAGAAAATGCTTCCGTTACACCGATATGACGCACTTGTCATGTATGGTGACCTTTCATATAAAGACAAAGGCGACTACAAAGCATTAGGCTTGATTGGTAAAACCGGACGTGAGTTTCACGTCATTCATTCATTTGTACGCCAAACTTCAAGGGCTATTTGTGCATCATGGCTTTACGATTTGTACGAAAAGAAGCGATTGGAGAAATGCAACATTCAATATTTCATTGAGGGACTTTTCGCCCAGGATGAATTTGTAAATGACTTCGACCTGGAAGGCGACAACAGGGGCTATTACATTCCTGTGGTTGCTGACAAAGAGACGAAGGGAAACAAATATGACCGTATTGAAAGCATGGCGGGTTATTTCGAGAGGCTCAATATATTCTTCAACGAGGAAGAAAAAGCATACCAGGGACAAGTTAACCTGATTGACCAGCTATTAGCCTTCGAGAAAGGAAGTGGCGCAAACGACGACGGCCCCGATATGCTACAGTCTGGAATAGCCAAATTGAATAAAGTAACGTTCGTCGAAAAGTTCGATGTCAAAATAATTCCCAGGTCAAACTATCAAAACAATAGATTCTAATGGCACGATTCATTTTAGAAACCGATTACGCAATGCAGATTAAACAGGAGATCATCCGTTTGCTCACTGCACCAACCGACTGGTATAGTTCAGCCAAACTGGTAAGGGCCGAACAAACAGCCATATCGCAAATCAAAAACCGCATTGGCAAACGGTACGACTGCGCTCTCATTTTCGCACCACTATTACCACCGGCACAGGGTGTAGGTGAGCAAATCGATAGCCGAGATCAGTGGATTGTAACCATTACCATCGACATCGCTCTTTATCACCTCTACAGCCAAACCGGAATGAAAGACCTTCCGGAGCATCGCGCAGCCCGATACCAGGATGCCATTGATTGGCTAAAGGATGTGGGCAATGGTTCAACCACTGCCGATCTTCCGGTAATTACCGATAACACCACCGGCGAAGAGTATTCTGAAGTACGCATTTGGGGCCGTGAGCCCATCGACCATAAATATTAAATCTATTTCAAATGGGCATTAAAGATTTTTTTGGACGTTCAAAAAGTACGGAAGTACCTAAAACCGAACAGCCAACCAATGTGGCAACTGGTGTGACTAAAACCGATCTGGCCATTATCAACAAAATTGTTGGTGAGTTTAAAGACCGTTCGCGCAAACAAGTCCGCCAGTGGCGCGATGCTATGACCGCCACCGAAAGTATAGATAACCCGCGCTGGTATTTGTTGCAGGATATTTTTGATGACATGATTGATGCTCACCTGGCATCAGTAATAGACACGCGCAAAATGTCAACAACTAATCACCGGTTTTATGTGGTTGACAAAAAGACAGGCGAACAGCTTGAGGAGCAAACCAACTTCCTGAATAAAAAGTGGTTTTTCGACGCAATGGATTATGCGCTCGATTCCATCAATAAAAAATATACATACCTGCAATTTCTGCGCAACGGCGATTCAATTCAGGTAGTTTTTATACCACGACGGAACATTTGCCCACAAAACAACCGGTTATACACTGAGGTGAGTGGCGACAGGTACATTGATCTTTCACTTGAGAAAGATGTAATTGGCATTATTCACCACTCCGACTTTGGCATTTTAAACGACGTTGTACCCAACTGGATTTGGAAGAAAAACGCACTCCAGGCATGGGCTGAGTTTGGCGAAAAGTTCGGAATGCCGCTGATAACAGCTACAACCGCCAATAAACAGGACATTGCACGTATCGAGACCATGCTCAAAAAAATGGGCGAAGCTGCTCAGGCTGTTTTACCAACTGGCACTACGGTCGATGTTCACGATCTGGCAAACCGTGGTAATGTAAAAGGTGTGTACGAAGGTCAGGCAGCATTCCATAACAATGAGATTAGCAAACGCTTCCTCGGAGGTACAATGGTTTCTGATAACGGTAGCTCAAGAAGCCAGTCTGAAGTTCACGAGCGAACGCTCGATGATAAGATTGCCGTTGCTGATAAGCGTTTCTTTACGTTCATGGTCAACGATCAGTTGTTTCCGGTACTTCAATTGCTCGGTTTCCCGTTCGATAATACCAAAATGGCTTTTCAGTACGACGAAACTGAAAGCCTAAGCCTGAGCGAACACTGGAAGATCGTAAGCGATGCCGCTGAAAAGTTCGAGTTTGATGATAAAGGCGTTGAGTGGATCGCCAAAACTTTCAACATCCCTATCACTGGTGTAAAACAAAACGCCGCTCCTGCTAATCCTGGCCAGTCTTTTAATAATGCCACCACTACGCGGGCATTGGCGGTGGCTAATGGAATCGATCTGCCCGACTATTTTACACCGTCATTGCGAGCACAGCGAAGCAATCCGTCAGCCGCAACGTCCAATAAATCGCTACTCGACGAACTCGACGTTTTCGATCAACAAATAGCCTCCTTTCTGTACAACGATAAAATAACTGAAGCCGATCGACAGCGGTTATTGAAGTCGAAACGTGTGGCTGAAGACATTCGCGACGGATTATTTTCTGGATGGGGTAACCGCCGCACAGAGATAAACTGGAACGCTCCGGATCACCGCGCACTGGCAGCAATGGAAATGAACCTTTTCCGCTTTGCCGATGCCAAAACACGCGCTGAAGTTGTACTCATTAATGGTTTGCTGATTGACAAAGAAAAGAACGAAATCCGTTCTGAAGCTGACTTCATTGCCCAAGCCAAAAAGGTCAACTCGCTGTTCAACGAGACGCACTTGAGTGTTGAGCGAAACTTTGCGATCGCAACCGGTCAAACATCGGCCCGTTGGTTTGAGTTTATGGGCGAAAAGAATACGGTTAAAACATGGCAGTACCAAACTGCCGGTGATGACCATGTTCGACCAGGACACGCCGCGCTCGATGGCCGTATATTTTATTTTGATGATGTCGAAGCCCGTCGCGTATGGCCACCAAACGGAATAGAATGCCGGTGCGAAGGCAACCAGCACTTAGGCAAACCAGGCAAAGAGCTGATGACAGGTAACGATGCTGTTCAGTTGGCGTTTGCATCAGCCAAAGAGCGCGAAATGTATGGCATTAACCGTGCCGATGCCGGTGTTGTATTCCAGCAAAACCAGATGTACCTCGGAACTCTGAAGGATGCTAAAGGCAAAAAGTCATTCGGCAAACCAATAAACGACTATACGTTTACCGACTATGGCCTCAAAAAATGGAAGGATATAGATGGTTTAACCGCGCTGAAGCTGGATAAAACAATCACGCCCGACAACGTTGGCGAACTGTTCAGTGATAACGCCGGTACCGGAAGTTACAAGGCTATGGGCTTCGATGACTACCTGAAGCGTAAGCTCATCATCAAGGAAAATACTTTTGCTCAGCATACCAAAGGCAAATATGTTACCGATAATGAATTGCGTCATCAGTTATTCCCTCATATATCCGACGTGCTTACGTCGCCCGACGAAATGTACCTGCGCAACTATGCAAAAGGCGACAAAGAACAGTTACGGTACATCAAGTTTTACAACGATCAGGTATTAACTGTCGATTGCGAAGTGACCAACGATGCGCTTGAGATTAAAACATGGTATCAACAGAAAGTTGATGATTCGAAGTTGAGAACAGGAATGCTTATAAATGCAAAAAACGTTTGAAGGTGTCCCGAAGTCCTGTAAAGGATATTGTGATCTCGAAGAGGTTGCTAAAAACAAGCATTAACCCCCGCTTCAAACCCTCAAACGTTTTTTAATAACACAAACATACAACTTTTTACAATGGCAAACGGTGTATCAAAACTACAGTTACTTATCGATCTGAAAAACAAGTTAAAGCTTGGTTTAGATCAGGCCAAACAACAGGTATCAAAAGCAACCGGAGCCATGCAGGCTAAACTAGATGCTTTTAAGACAAAGAACTTAGAGCTTTTTAATGCCATTGAGGAGCGCGTTCCTGGTGTAAGTAACGCATTGAGTATGCTCACCAATCCGTATGTACTTATTACCGTAGCTGCTTTAGCAGCGGGTGCAGCTATTTTCAAGTTCACTGCAATGGCTAATAAGTGGCACGAAGGTTTAGCTGAAATCAATGTTACAGCCGGTTTAACTCAAAAGGAACTTGGAGGCTTATCTGTTAAGCTGCTCGAAATTGGTGGCCGAAACGTCGCACCGCTCGAAGAAGTTCCCCAGGCATTCAACCGCATTATATCGGCAGGTCTCGATGTTAAAACGTCGCTTGACGCGCTCGAACCGACGCTACGCGCATCCAAAGCCGGTTTTGCTGACATCGAAACGACAGCAATGGCGGCTGTATCTGTTATGAACTCCTCTGGGCGCGATGTCAATTACGTTTACGATGTATTGTTTGAGACCGTCAAAGCAGGTAATGCCAATTTTAAGGAGATAGCGCAATATCTTCCAAAGATTATTCCTATGGCCCGTAATGCTGGCTTTGCATTGGGAGAAACCGCGGCTGCTTTTGCTTTTTTAACAGCCCAGGGACAAACATCTGAACGAGCCACCACGCTTACACAGAATGCCATGAAGGCACTGGCCGATCCAGACCGAATTGCAGCTTTTAAAAAGATGGGCATTAACCTGTATGATGCTAAAGGAAAGATCAAACCGCTGATCGACATTATTGATTTGCTCAATAAAAAGACTGCCGGTCTATCCGATTTATCACGGGCCAATTTTTACGGTGCTTTAGGCATGGACAGTGAAGCTGCTTCATTTTTTGCAGCGTCGACACAAGATGCCGACAAACTTCGAAAGTATATCGATGAAGTAACCAATAGTCAGGGAGCTTTGGAACGCGCATATAAAGACTCACTTACACCATTGGAAAGCTGGCATATTGTTCAGAATGCGCTCAAGGTCGAAATGATTAAAATTGGTGAGATATTTCTGCCAATTATCAGTTCAATTGGTGAAAAAGTACTCGGAATTATCAACTATCTTAAAGAATTATGGCGCACAAATGAGCTTTTCAGGGATAGCATCAAGGCTCTTGGAGTTGCTTTTGTTGCAATTG